ATAACGGCTATTCAGTTCTGAAGAAGCGGATTGAAAGCCAGAGTTATTGACTTGAGAGTGGGGTTGTCCTTGAAGATTTGCGTAATCATAACCAGTAATTTTGTCAGTCTTTTCACCTTTTTGTCCTTTCGGCATATTCTATATATATTACAATATATAAAATATTTCTGATTATAGGACTTTATTTAATATGGAGAATTTTCCTGTAATTTTCTTTCCAACTTTTTTATCGGCAACCATTTTCTTGGCTACTGATTTTACCCTTTTTGCTAAATCTTTCTTGGTTTCTTTTCCATTTCCACATAAAATTCCCATTTCGCAACCTTTTGGGGATTCACCACGTTTTATGAAATGCACTTTCCCACCAACAAATTCTTTTGGGTTTTTGAATTCGTGACCTACTTCTTTGGGTGTTTTAAATAGTTTCTTACCACCGCTAACAGATTTGGGTGTATAAGTAGCAGGGTCGCTTCCTAAAGGTTTTCTCCCACTTCCTTTTGGTCTTCCTCTTTTTTTCGGTAAAACATCATGTATTTGACCTAAAGTATCTTCACCCTTCATAACAAGTGTCTTTCCAACCTTTCCTAATGCACCTCTTTTACTCAAAGGTCTCGGATTCTCTCCACGTTTCCCAACCAGAAACGTGTTCTGTCCTGCCCCTCGTTCTCGTTCTTCTTGTACGTATTTCAGAGCGTGTTGTAAGGGGATAGGATTATCAACATAACGACCTCCACCAGAAATAGGGGGAGTCATACGAACACTACCGGTATATTGACCTGAAGGAGACATTAAAGTGGCTGGACTACGTTCGGCTGATTCTAATTTTGTCATTCCTGCTTTGGAGAAAACATCATGAACTTCTGGATAATGTAATGCGGTAGCACCAATCATTCCTTCATATCCAGTTGCATATTTATCACGAACAACATCACCTTGTCCTAAACCTATTTGTCCGAAATGTCTTTGTTTTACATAATACGTATCTGGTTGCGGTATGGATTCCACATATGCACTGGGGAAGCCTCTTTGCATGTCCTCAAAATCCGCTAAAGTTAAAGCAATGCGTCTATTCTCTGGCGTGTCAAAATTGTTGTTATAGTTTTGGAACATTATATATATTAGCCATATATAATTTTCGTGTGAAACAATTTCTAAAAGAGATATTTTGTTGGTCGTATTTTTATGTTATACTTGAGGGGAATGGGAGAAAATATTCCACATATTAAAGTGAGAAAAAAAAAATATTTCTAAACCGGTTTAAATTAGACGTATCTGCGGACACCTCCAGAGTGAGCGGATTGTCCTCCAGATGTAGAACCTTGCTGTCCTCCACGTCTCATACGTCCTACCTTTGACATTATCATTTTCTTCAAAGCACCAAAGTTACCCATCTTTCCACCAACCATTCGTGTGAATTCTGGAACTTCAAGGGCTGGAACTTCGTCTTCAGTGGCTGTAGATACAACTTGTTCCTTTGTAAGGATACCTGTGTAGATAGCACTTGAACCGGAAGCATTAACCATAATACCAGAGTTAGCACAAACGATAACGATTTCTGGAACGATAGCAACAGAGTATGGATTGGTGCAAGTAATTTGAATTTGGAATTGAAATTGTCCGATAGAGCCGGATGACAGCATCGCCGGTAAACTCAACGCCATTGCTGGGGATAGAACAAGAAGAGAACCAATTGTCTTAACAGATGAACCAACGCCGGTAGTGTTATCATTAATAGATTGAGAGCCTATCCACTCGTTGTAAGACTGGGAACTTCCGGCTTCCACAGATAATTTCCACAGATTCTGGGGAGAAGCCGACGACAAGAGACCTGATTGATTGTTAAGATTTACACTGATTCCAGTAATAGGGAAGAAAGAATCAGAATCCGTGTTAGTCATATCAACCATTGGCTTACGGACACAGATAATGAATTTATCAGGAAGTTGGTTAAGTTGAATGTTTTGCGAGGTAAGAGTAGCAGTTGCTCCAGCAGAAATAGATGATGAACTATTACTACTTAAGTAGCGTGGAAAATCCATATATGGTAAAACTTGTCTGCTTGGGATAAGGTCAGTGGATTGAGTTGAAAGGAAGTTCAACAACAAACTGGTGCTTCCCTGAAATGGGTTGCTGGATGAACCATAAACTCCGAATGCTGTGGAGTGTGTATATCCAGATGTGGAAGTTCTCCAAAGTCTCTTACATGTAGAATCAAGAGTAGCAACCAAGTTAATGGTGTTGATGCCTACCATTCCACCCATATTGTATTCAGGGTTGGCGAAGATATAAGGACTCAAGAAAAGAGGCTCGGTGCAAGTGGTAACAACTTGAGCGATGAAAAAGTTTGTAGCATTTGCCGAGATAGGACTATTACTTACAAATGCACCTGTAGAATCGTATTGAGTAAGAGTAATAGTGGCTGGGAAACTACCACGAGGACACTGGTCTAAATCATATGACTGATTGTTGAACGAAGCCAAAGGGTTGTTATTAGCAAGAACACCATCAGAGTAGTTGAAATAGGCTTGGTCTGGTAGTGTGGGTGCATAACTATTCCATCTGTAAAGTTCTCTGGAATCATTCATTCTCAACAACTGGGGAAGAATATCCTGTAAGTTAAGACTGACGTTTGTGTTATTGATTTGGGAACTCAAAGTAAGCATACTCATTGCGAGTGGAAAAGGCGACATTGAATCCGTCAGACCATAATTGAATGCAGTCTGTCCTACAGGTACATTATCAACACGATGGTAGAACGAAAAGTTCTGTGCCTCAAGAAGCACCTCTCGGTTTAATACAACAGATTCGGAGGGCAACTGAACGTTCATAACAATACTGGAAGGAGACGTAGATACGGCTGAAAATCTCTGGAAGGTGTTGTTTGAAGCACCCTGATATACGCCATACACTTGCTGGTCTGTGATTTGGGAGAGTTTTGCGTCACGAATTAAGCAGGTTTTGAAGTCTGTCATCTTATATATTGTATCAATATATTATTTTTTCAGAGGAATTGACAAAAAAATAATATTACCTAAATGAAAGATTTGCTAAATAATTACATTCTTAAAGTTCCCCCCCTTAAAGGCAAACGACCATTTCTTCTACCACCGGACAATGGTTTATTTTTGTCCTCGTCATCTTGTTCTCCAATAAGAGCATCCTTGATACTATCTTTTCCGACGTTGTATATCGCCGAGACTTTTGTAAATAGGAGTTTAAGGGTGCAAGAAGAACCACCTGCGAGTGTCATCGGAATAAGTTCTCCTAATTTCGTTCTCCAGAAAACCGAAACTTGAATATTTGTTAAAGCACCTGAACCGGTCATTGAGATACGACGATATTCTGCTGTAGGGTTGTATTGAAGATTGGGTTTATAGACTAAATCACCACTTTCTAAATCAGTCAAGATAAGACCGAAATTTGCGTTATTACCTCCTAAAGCATTCACACCTCTACCTTCCGATATAACTTGAGGAGAAGACAACTGATTCGGAACAATAGGCAATTGACTACTGGTAAATACGATTCCAGAAACCGGTGTTATGTTGTTAATCGTGCTAAACTCTTGGAAGGTCTGAATGAAATTCTGTTGAGTTGGTTGGGCTGTGCTTGTTAAAGTAGGAACTAAAGTCAAGTTAGAGCCGACGAAATCGTGGAATAATATCCTATAGTTAGCACCATCAGTTATTGTAGGTGACGTTCCATAACTGACTGATGGGAATGTGCTTAAGAGGTTATATAACTGCGTATTGAAATATAATTGACATGCGTTCGGATTTGGTGTAGAAGCATTAGGATAAGGTAGATTTACGCTAAAGGCTGATTGTTCTGCACCAATTATAAAGGACAGAGTGGTAGGGTCAAATACAAAAGTAGGACTATAGATACCATTCAAGTCAGAATATCCTGCGGTCGTAAGTTGGGTATCTAAATTGGATAGACATTGCTCCAGTGTTTGTTGAATACGAATGGCTAACCAGTCAAAATTGTAAGCATAATAGTAGTCATTAAAAGTGGATTGAAAACCTGTTCCGGTAGCATTAGGAGGAGGAGGAGGCAAAGCATTCACATTCTGTGGAGACCATATCAAAGGTTGAACTTGGGTAAATATTGTTCCTGCTGGTGAGCCAACCGGTGTAATCTTCATTGTAATTGAATACGTGGTTAAATCTCTATTTCCCTGATTTGGTTGAATCACAGGAATAAAAACAGGCAACGTTTGAGACTCAAGACTGAATCGGACAACCGAGACATTATAATCACCTGTATTGCTTACGATTGGGTTCGTTCTATTCTCCGTATAATTAATAGGAATAGGAGCGGTAAGGTTTCCTAAAACGTTTGTCATGATTACGTCTAAATAAACATTATCTGGGTCTTCTGGGACATTGGAAACTTTTGTAGTATTTACGACGTGAGAATTGTCTGCGTGGTTTAATAGAGACATTATTATATACTAACTATATATATTTTTCTAAATCTAAATACTTTACAAAACAATTATACAAGCAAAATAAGATTATTTTCGGATTTTTACAATAAGATTATTACTAAATGAATAAATTAGATTCATTTTTGATTACTTATTGTTAAAATTTATAAATTTTAACACTTAAATAACTTATTATAATCTTTATTTTGATTTATTTCTATTTTTAATCTAATTTTATGATTTAAAAGTGCAAAAAATCATAAAAACTTGTGTAAAATAAAAAAATTAAATCTATTCATATATATATAATGGATTTTACTCTTCAAAAAGCATCTGATAATTATTATTCAAAAAAAGAAGTGTGGGAGAAAATACAACAATATATACCAAAGGATAAGGTAATATATGAACCATTTTATGGCGATGGAAAAAGCGGACAATATTTAAGAGAATTAGGGTTTCATGTTATTCACGAACCAATTGATTTCTTTGAAAATGATTTAGGTGAAATTATAGTTAGTAACCCACCATTCAGTTTGAGAAAAGCAATTTTTACAAGATTGAAAAAACTTGATAAACCTTTTATTATGGTTATGTTTCCAATTGTGTTATCGTGTAAATGGTTCTTGGATATATTTGATGATATACAAATTATTATACCCAAATCAAGAGTAAAGATGTACGGAAATGGAAAAGAAAATTATACACCTAATGGTGGAGTGTGGTATTTTTGTTGGAAAATGAATTTACCAAAAGACTTGATTATAATCTAATTGTATAATATATAATGGCTGGATTTCAAACAAAAACTTTCTCAAAACACGATGACTATATGACACCTAAAAATGCGTGGGAATCCATTATTGACTACATACCAAAGGATAAGGTAATACATGAACCATTTTATGGTGATGGAAAAAGCGGACAATATTTAAGAGAACTTGGTCTTAATGTTTTTCACGAAGACAAGGATTTTTTTACTTATGATATTCCTGACTCTATATGTGTATCAAATCCTCCTTTTACAATGACAGAAAGAGTATTACAAAGACTTAAGGAATTAGACCGACCTTTTATACTAATATTACCCAGTTCTAAAATAAATACCCAATACTTTAGAAGGTTATTTTCTGATGAAGAAAATCCGATTAAGATTATTATACCACGTAAAAGAATCCAATTCTTAAAAATGGTTGATGGTGTTGTTGATATTAATCAGAAACGCTGTTGCAACTTTGATTGTTTCTATTATTGTTGGAAAATAGATTTACCTCGTGATATTGTTTGGTTGTCTAATTGACAATTTTAATTTTATGATTTGAAAGTGTAAAAAATCATAAAATGTTTCCTAAATATCCTAAATATTTATGCAATTCTAACAACCTGAAGAGAACCAGCATCAATAGGAGTTCCAGTTCCACCTGCCCCTCCGGTGAGTAGCAATGACTGAATGATGCAGTCCTGTAGGGCTGTGAAAACAAAAGAAGGACTCAATGATTGATACTGGGCTAATGCTCCTTGATAAAACGCTGCACTTTGTGTAATGGTTGAAAGACCAGTAGCGGAATCTAAAATTCTGACGATGGAATTCATATCTCCAGTAATGTTATCAACAACAGCATCGGAAAAGACGATGTATGTTCCTGCTGGGACACCTGCTCCAACACTACCAACTTGCAAGTATAACTGGGTCTGGGATGCTCCACTAATAGGGGTTACAACTGCTCCAGAATCTACACGATACTGGTGTCCTAATTCATCTGTGCCTGGACTTTTAACATAACCTGATGCGTAAGCAAATTTGACACCTTCAACTGCGACTGGAGGATTGACTGATTGCGATGATTTGGTACTCATTCTATATATATTACCTAAATATTTTATTTTTCATTGATTTGGCTAAATTTCCTAATCTACTTTTTTTTAATAGTTGTAAGATTTGCTAAAGGTATGAATAAATAGTCTGTCATGTCTTCGGCTTCATTTATCCGACTATATGGCTTACACTCAAAGGTATCAAATACCGGCTTATCGTATTTTATATAACATATCTCGTCCGTGAAATTGAATATGAAATACTGGTCTTTAGTGGTATTGATGATTTTGTTTAGTGTTAATAGTGTGGTTGGATATTGCTGTTTCTTACACTTCCGAGACTTTACCTCGTATGTAGCGTCTCGGTCTTGAAAATCATATTTGCAATATCTCTCTGGAGTTTTCTCTAAAGCAGGACTATTGAAAAATGTTTGCAATATCGGATATATATCTTCTTCTTTCTTCTTCCCATATTCATAATCTTTAGGATATGTGATGCTACGAAAATTTGGATTAGATGCTACTTTCATATTATATAATCTATAATTAGATTTTATTTTAGGATAGAACGAATTAGATTTTATCGGATTTTTTTTATCTGGAATATATATATATTATGAACCAGACATCTATTAGACATCTACTAAAGGAGGGTGGTATAACCCAACAACAATATGAAGACATTAAAGAACGAGAACCGGAATTTATGAGCGACGGAGATTTGAAACGATATTTCCCAGACAATACAGATGAGAATCCTATTATCAAGTATAGTGATTTAGCACGTGTCAAAAAAATAACGGATATATTACCAACGGATAAATCTTTCAAGGTTATATTGATTGAATCACGTCATAATGTAGGTCATTGGGTTGTCGTATCCAGAAATAAGGATACTATATATTTCTTTGATTCTTATTCCAACAAACCGGACGGACAATTACGATACATCAACTCTTTCTGGCGTAAAATGTTGGGTCAAGATGAAACCTATTTAACCGCCTTATTAGAAAAAGCCAAGAAAGATGGGTGGAAAATAAAATACAATAAGAATCGTCTCCAGTCTCTTAAGGGGGGTGGTGGAACGTGTGGGCGTTGGGTTATTCTCTGGCTACTCATGAACTTACAATTTAAATATAGTTTAGATGAATTTGAAGAATTTATTGATAAACATCGGAAACAATTAGGTCTTACTCGTGATGAACTCGTTACTCATTGGGTTCGCTAAAACTCGCTGTTGAATTCAAAAACTGAATCGTCTGCTACAGAATCTGTTAGTGCATAATCGGTGACAAGACGCTCAAAGAAATTCGTCTTACCTTCCACTGAAATCATCTCCATAAATTGAAACGGATTTTTGGTATTCCAGATGCGATTATATCCCAATTGTACCAATAACCGGTCTGCTACAAATTCTATAAATTCGCTCATCATCTTACTATTCATTCCCAATAGACGACAAGGCAACGCATCTATTATAAACTCTTTCTCTATTGACAC